CAGGACGCACGATGTTGTCTATGAATCTGCCTACAGTTTCAGGCCATGTCTCTCTGCGGCCTTCGTCATCAAGCCAACGTGCATACCTTGATGTTGCAATAAATGTTTGATAATCTGTTGGTAAAGAATTACTAATCATTCTCTGGGTTTCCTCTCTTACTAAATTTTTCTACATTTTCATACATCTGTTCTAAACTAATATTCTTAGGGGATGGATTGCTGTACCCCGTCAGTGCTTCCCAGCTGTGTTTAAACTTGTTTGCACATTCAATGCTAATTAGTTTAGAAATGTGGCCTGTTTCTTTTTGTGCTGTGTCCTCAACACGTTGATTGACAACACGGGCAAAAGCATACAGAGAACCAGACCAGTACCACTCTGTATACATATTCTGAGGCAGCACCATACGTGCCATCTCAGGTGCAATACCTACATCAAGCATACGCTGATACTCAGCAATAGCAGAGCGTGTGTAGGAGTTTATATAATAATCTATTTCATTGTCAGAGCTTCCCTGCTTTACGTTGTCTGCCTTGGTGCGCCAGCTTGTAGGTGTATAAAAGCGAGGCATGGTATCTACATACCTTCGGCTTACTTCATTCCAAGCCAAACCTACCTGATGTTTTACTAATTGTCTTGCGACAAACAGGGGAGCTTCTATCCTGAACTGGATAAAGCAGTGTGAAAATGGCGACCAGTGTTTGTGCTTCGCCAGATATTTAATTAGCTTTATATCTTTATCATCTATACTTTCGGATTCCTTATTGAAGGAAACTCTTGCGGCATTTACGACTGTCAAGTCACTGCCCATGTGGTCTATATATGTTACTTCCATTTTCAAAGTCCAAGGTTAAAATTATACTACAGCTTTTCAACAGATGCAATAAGTTTATTGAGATACCACTGACATTTTTTCAGGTCTTCCACAGGCTTGCCTTTGTACTTATATCGCCACAAGTATTTCATGCAGTTGCCTTTCAAATATCCTGTAAATTCTTCGGCTGTCATGCTTGCTTCTATAGCATCAATGGCTTCAATTCCTTTGAAGTTGTAGTGCGTTGGGCTGTTTACAACGTCTGTTTGTTCAAAATATTTGAACTTAGTGTCCAAGGACTGCGTTAATTCTCTTTCTGACATAATCTAATTCTCCTGATTTCAATACCTTATAGGCAAAGTCTCTCATGTAGTCGGGGTCTACGCCTGCATTAGAGCAAACTTCTTCAAAGTCTTTTGCTGTAGTGCCAGCAGAGGCAAAGAACCAAGCGGTTGCCCTGTCTCTTTCCACTCTAACTTCTGAAGGCTCCCCTTCATATGCTTGTTTAGTGGCGTCCAGTAACGCCTGTAATATTACACACAAAAAAAGAGTTCTCTCTGGTGAAGACTCACCAGGTCTAAACTCGTCCAATATTATAGATATGTTACTACTCTGCATCTTGTTTGTCAAGCCATTCTTTTGGAATGCCTTCTCCAAGTTTGCAGAACTTGTATCCATGCTTGTTGCACCAATCTGCGTAGGTCATCTTACCACCCTTGTACAATTTCTTGTGTGGGTTATCAAAGACAAACCGAATGTCTAAGTCAGGGTACGTTGCCCTTATGAAGAGGTGTTTCTTTCTATCCTCTATCATAAAGCGTCCCTTTACTTCCAGTATAACTTGATTGGGCAGTATAAAGTCAGGTGTGTATGTTTTGTCTTCACGCCACTCATAATCCAGCTTCATAGTTTCATATTCAAAATCAACACCTTCCTTTTCAAGAAGGATTGAAGCTGTTAGCTCTGAGTTTGACTTGTATTTATGCTTGTATTTTTTCCTTTTCATTGATAGAGAGTTCTTCCACGTTAGGTGTTTTTATTACTTGTGTTAAAAAGCGCACACCGTTAGAGTAACGGAACATACGCAAGCCTCTCCCATCATTGGAGTCTGACCAGCAGTCAAACTTATAAGGACAGAACACACACCCTACTGCCAGCTTCTTGTTACCAGACGAGCCATCAGGCACATCACTGTAACATTTAGGCGGTGCTACGTTGCTGTCCTGTACGCCTTTTAAGTGACGTACACGAGCAGGTGCATCTATCATTTCTAATTCATGCACCTTAGATACAGTAAGCTCTCCAGAGTTTTTATCTATGGCAAAGAACGCAGCCTCTTTCCTGTCATTCTTAGTTGCATACGCACTAATCTGTGCAATGTATCCAAAGGGGTCGTCTTCGTGCAATCTGTTTTCTTTAAACTTCTTAAAGGCAAACGAGGATGCTGATTTAATATCTACTAGTGTGTCATCTATTATGCAATCTTGATGCCCCAACACACCTTCAACTTCTATTTCATCTTGCTGTCCATCTACGCTGTGACCAGCAGACTTTGTAAGCAAAACAAGAACCGCTTCCAACAGGTGTCCCATGAGAAACTTTATTTTTGTCTGTCCACTAAGGGCTTCGCTTTCTTTACCTTTCAAACCATACCATATTTGTCTGTCTGGTTTACCAATCTGTGATAGGCGTAACCTAGACTCACCACTTCGCTGGCCTTCTTGAAGTGCATCAGAGGCGGCATACATAATATCTTTAGAGAAAGTCTCAAGCGCATCACGCATTTCTGGCGTATCAACACTTATACCTTTTTCTAAGGTCTTGTATATGTCTTCTACTAGAGTGTCGATAGTTTTTGTCATAATTAAATCCTAATCAAATAGCGGTTTTTGCTGATTAAAATATGCAAGAATGTTGTAAGGGTCTGACTCCTTGTATGGGTCGTCCTCTGCATTGTGTGTCCAACCTTGTTCGACAAACTGCTTAACAACATCCATTCCTTTTGTGTGTGCTGCATATCTCCATGAACGTGCGCCAAACCCAAGGTTGTTTTTATTAACAAGCATGTTCATCTTGTATGTGAACTCTGCGTTACCATCGGGTATCATCTTAATATTCTTTACATCGTTATCTCTTGCCCAACAATTCATAACAAATGAATCGTTAACAGACAAACAATAGATTTCATCTACACCATATTTTGTAAAGTCAGGGTATAGCTTCTCAAAATTAGGAAGCTGGTACGTTGAGCATGTAGGTGTAAACGCACCTGGAAGTGCAAACAGAATACACTCCTTGTCCTCGAACAACTCTTCAGTCGTTACCTCTTGCCAGCGAAAGGGGTTATCACCTTCTATGCTGTCATCCCGTACTCTGGTCTGAAACGTAACGCTTGGAAGTGTTTTAGGTAATCCATGCTGGTGCGTCATTTACCTTTAACCTTTCTCTTAATACTGCGTTTAATTCTTTCTGCTTTGTGCTGGATGTATTCTTCTTCATCAGCAAAAAAGTTATGAAGTCCTTTGAGTGTTCTAAGCTGTAGTGCCTTTAGTCGTTTGCCACGAGGCAACAACCATCCGACAGTGAACCCAGCAAGCAACGCATATAAAGTCATCATAACGGGTACAAACTCTTGTGTCATACATATCTCCTGTAAGTGGTGATAGCCGCCCCAGCCCTCGTAGCTATCTTCGGAAGCCAACTTAAACGCTTCCCCCGTTAGGTTAGATTACTAGAAAGGTACTTCGTCCTCTTGGATGGTAGTAGATGATTCACCATCTACAAACCCGTCAACAACTTCCAAGTCCTCTCCATAGGATACAAGGTCAACAACCTGTACCTTTTTTAGGATGGCAGAAGTGCCAGACTTACCATTCATTTCCCATGCGAAAGGTGCATAGAGAACATTGACTGTGCTACCATTACCAATCAGCTTGTCAGTAGCATTCTTTTGTGCATCCACAACTGTGGGCGCATCATTTGTTGTACCATCACGGCGTTTAACACGTTGACGAATGTGTACAAAATCACCACGCTCGTCACCTTTGTTTTTGATTGTCAAACCATCAGCTTCAATAGCTGCACGATTGTTGTCATCAACAATAAGGTCGATGCTCCACTCTGGTTCGTATGCTGTGTTGGGTGCTTGAACGTGCGCCCAGTACGCTTTACCTGTAAGTACGGTCATGTCGTTTTATCTCCGTTTTGTTGTCATGTCGAGGCGGTATTGCCAACGACCACTATATAGTGCCACATCTTGAATCAAATGTCAAACACTTTTTTTATTTAGTGGGTTTCTGCCCACGTTTTCCCGACCTTGTATTCACTGTCGAGAGGGCAACGAACATGCAGAGATTCCTCTGTAAGTTTCATTGCTTTCTTTGTGACCTCGCCAAACTCTTCGGCTTGGTCTTTACGAACCTCGAACTGATACTCGTCATGTATACTTGCGACAAGCCTGTAGTCTAGGTTACGCTTCGTTGCCTGTAAGGTAATGTACTTTAGCCATTCCTTACAGATGATTGCACCTGCACCTTGAAGTAAGGTGTTAAGTGCTGCATGTTCTGAACGTATCTGTAAGACACGCCCATCAATACCAATTACATATCCTCGTGTTGCTAGTTTAGAAACTTTGTTTCTCAACACCTTTAATGCTGGCATGTTAGTCAAGAATGTATTTATCAGCTTCTGTCCATCTTTAGACGAGCCGTTTACAATCTTACCTATCTTAGCTGCTCCTGCGCCATACAGGAATGCGTAGATAAAAGTCTTTGCATTGTCACGTGTAGGCAATCCAGCCGCACGTTGGTTAGCTGTGTGGACATCGCCCTCTATCACCTCTCTGGTAAACTCAGAGTCGTTCATGTAGTGAGCTAAACATCTAAGCTCTAATCCAGATGCATCACAACCAAGAAGCACGTTGTTATCACAACTAATAGTCCATACATCTCTGCACTCTTTCCCATAGGGTGAATACACTGCAGGTATCTGTGCCATGTTGGGTGATGTGTGTGCCATCCTTCCCGTGATAGTTCGTAGAGTCAACACTCTGCCGTGTACTTTACCCTCGTCATCTGCCGCCTCAATCCAAGACTTGATTTGAGACACTCGCTTCTCAAGTAAGAGATACCTTGCAACAAGTTTTGCCTCTGGTATGTCTACCCTTTCTAATACTTCTTCCGATACGATTGGATGTCCCTTATCAGTGTGTGCATGTGGCTCCCATCCAAGTTCAGACAGACGCTCTGCAATCTGTTTACGTGACGCAGGATTAAACACAGTCACCTTGTCCTTCAAACGCTTACCTGTTTTTTCTGAGTATCTCACCTCTGTAATCGGTGGGAATCTTTCTTGCAGGTCAGCCTTGATTACTTCAGCTTCGTCCGACAGCCTACCCATGAGTATCATAGCCTCTTGCACATTAAGCTGGAAGCCGTTACGCTCTTGCTGGTCTATGACTGCACGTATCTGATGCTCTAGTTTGATTGAGCGTGGACTAAACATCTTCAAGTTTGGTAACAAGCTGATGTAAACTTTGTCAGTTATCTCGACATCACGGATGCAATACTTGAGCATCTCTTCCGTGTAGCATGTGAAGTCTTGGTAGTTCATCTTAGGATAGCCTAACGATTTACCCCATGCCTCAAGGGAATGCCCACCATCACGCATGGGATTTACCATCTGCGACAGTATCAAAGTGTCCCTTATCTTGTTAAGGGGAATGTCTACGTTTAGCAGACGCTTGAGTACAGGTGCATCAAAAGAAACACCATTGTGCATTACAATAATATCTGCGGCCTCTATGTGTCCGACACAATCAGACAGATTGTCGGGAGTGTAGGTGTGTATCTTATTCCCTTCCTTGATAACCACACAATGTATTGTCGTTGCGTCAAGGCTGTCTGTTTCTATGTCAACTACTATTCGTTTCATAAACTAATCAACTCTGCTTTCTCGTATGGGATGTGAAAGAAGTGTTCGCCCTTCACAATGTTACGCCCTTGCGCCTCACGCACATCTGAATCTGCAACTACGTTGTCCTTGATACGCCACGCCGCCTTGCGGTCAGCACGTAGGATATAGAAGTTGAAGAAGCCATCGGCATCAGCCACCTTGTTAATCAGCTTGTGTTTGCGGTACGGTATGCGTATCTCTTTCCAGTCAGGGTTCCAATCACCCTTCCAACCGTACTTGATTTCAACCTCGCTGAAGTATGTATTATCGCCTTTCTTTGACTTGATGTCAACAGAAAAATCTTCTTTGCTATCAAGAATCTCGTGACCATTACGCTTGAGGTAGGCAATCACAATGTCCTTGGCTGGTGCGTCAGATGTCTCATAACGCTGGCGACTGAACGGGATGTTCACTGCGCCTTGTATTGGTTTGAGTTTCATATCTTTCTCCTTTCCATTGCTCTCCGCATATTTTCTCCAGCAGAAACCCACTGGAGATTTGAAAGCCTGTAATCATACTTGTCATTATTTAAATGGTCAACCTGTGTTTTAACATCGGGCATGTCATTTTCTAAAAAGAACATTGCAGCTAGTGTGTGTATGTACATTGGTTTAGTTTCTATAACCACAGTTGAGTAGACACGGCGTGTGTCTGTGCATCTAAGCTTTTTCTTTTTATCCTTGTCATATATGTAGGGTAAACCGTCACGGTTAGCAAAGATAAAGAACCTACCCACTGGCAAATTTTTTAGGTATTTTATCCTAGCGATTAGGTTGCGTTGGCTCTGCTTTGGGTTCTCTATATGAGGCATGTCAAACAAGGGCAGAGAGATGTCAAAGCAGTTGTCACTACGATATATCTGCTTCAACATCTCTGGAAATAAATCCCCCTGCATTATAGATATTCCTCTATGTCCACCGCATCAAAGTCTTCTTGGTTGGGGTCACTAATCTCCTGCATACGTCCTGTCTCACGGTCATACATAAGCCAAGTAGCTACACCTGTCTCACCTGCATACCTGTTCTTGAGTACACGTATGGTCGTAGTGTTGGCAACTGTAGGGTCACTAGCCTGTTGGTCACGCTCCATAGCAATCACTGCGTCACTGATTTGTGCGATGCTGTGTGAGCCACGTAGCATGGACAGACTAATCTGTACACCTTGCTCCTGCCCCTTGTCACCAGAGGCACGGCGTAAGTGTGATACCAGAAGCATACAACACTGTGTCTCCTCGACCAGTGAGCGTAGTTGGGTCATCATCTTGTCAATGTTCCTGCGCTCGTCCTCACCTTCCAAGCCTGATACGAGGATGCTCAAGTGGTCTATCACAATGTACTTACAGTCAAGTGCCTTGACCATGTACCTAACACGAGACAGTATCTCGTCAGTCTGGATAGAACCAAAGTGGTCAAAGGCAAAGATGCGACCACTGCCCACTGTTGCTGCCTCGTACATGCGTAGCTGTTGCTCGTCTACAGTCTCCCGTATCTCCTTGATGTATAGCCGCTTGCTTGCCTCAACAGACATCAGGTGGAAGATAGTCTGCTTGACGTTCTCCTCAAGACTAATGATGCCAATGTTATGCTTGGTGTTGTTAAGTAGGTGATGTTCAAGCTCACGCATGATGCTGGACTTACCTGCACCTGTACCTGCTGTGAACGTAATCAACTCACCAGTACGCATACCATACAGCATCTCGTTCATGCCTTCGTATGGATACGGAATACTTTCTTGCTCTGCGTCTTCATAAAGACCATCGTAATCTTTGAGGTTCACAATACCTGCAGGAGTAAACGTCTTGGCTTCCCACCAACGCTGAACAAACTCTGCAGTTTTACCAGCCTTGAGATACTCGCTTGCATCTTTCGCTTTGAGGTTGACAATCTTACACTTGTTTGGCTCAAAGATTTGAGCAAGGGACACGGCGGCTTCCCTGCCGACATCATCGTTGTCAAAGCAAATCACAATCGTATCATAGCTGTCCAAGAACTCGAACTCTGCTTTTGCATCTTTGACAGCAGACCCTGCACCACGCCTGATAGATACACAAGGCCACTTGTTGCCCGTCATCTGATACACAGAGACTGCATCTAGTTCGCCCTCTGTGACTGTGATAATCTTACCGCCTTTGCGGAACAACTGTTGACCAAACAGGGTAGCTTGTGACAGTCTGCCTTCGGCATGAAAGTCTTTCGTTGCGACATGCCTGACCTTGTTGGCGATGTGGTTGCCATCACCATCATAATACGGGTAGATGTGCTTACCATCTTTGGTCGTAATGCCATAGGCTTTGGCGGCTTCCATGCTAATGCCACGGTCATCTATAGCAGAG